TGAAGGCACCGGCCAGGGTGAAGGCGCTGGAGAAGGTGAAGGCACCGGCCAGGGTGAAGGCGCTGGAGAAGGTGAAGGCACCGGCCAGGGTGAAGGCGCTGGAGAAGGTGAAGGCACCGGCCAGGGTGAAGGCACCGGCCAGGGCGAAGGTGATCCGGACTTGGACGAAGGCAAGATCCAGGATGGGGAAGTTAAAGGTCTGCCGCCGGAAATCCAGGCGAAGGTCAACAAGCGCATTCATGCCCTGAACATCAAGCGCAAAAACGCAGAGGCACAGGCCGAGCAGACGGATTCGCAACTCAAGGTCCTGAACGGAAAAATTCAGGATGCGAATGTCCAGGCAGCGATGCGGCTGGGATTCGATCCCAACTACATCAACGCGGACGAGGCGAAGACGCTGAATCGGTTTGAGAATCTGCGGGCGTGGCGGAAATTCTTACGGGCCCACCGCGAAGGTTATGAAGGATCCGGAACGAAAGAGGATCCGGCCATGACCCCGGCGGAAGTGGCGGAACGGGAAGCGGCGATCGAGGACGAATTGCTGGACATTGGCGGGACGGCCCGGGCTTTAGCTCTGGAGCGCCTGGCGTTGAAAGACGCTGACGCGGCCGAAGGGCGGAAGTTGCGATTGGCCAAAGCCAGCGGCAAGATATCCCCGGCCATACCGCCGAAGCGAGTGAATCCCAAACCGCCGACATTGCCTTCAGGTGGAGCTACACGCCGGCCGCCGGTAAGCGCCGCAGGAGCCAAAGGGAAGGCGAGTTTCGACAAAAAGGAATTCGCCGAAGGTGGGGCCGATAAGACGGCCCTGGGAAAACAATACGAAAACGTCTTTACGGGCTGAGGCTGCGAAGTTCTCGGACGGATCGCGGCCTGCGGCCTTCAATCATAGCCTGGCGATTTTGCCGGGCAAAAGTGGAGGTAAGTGTTATGGCAGGACTTTATGAAAAAGATCAGGTGCTGAAGGTCGCGGAAGTTGGGGACACAATTTTTATCGCGCAGAGCGATAAGGTCCCCATGTCGCGCCTCCTGAAACGCGGTCCCAAACCGGACAATATGCTGAGTTCCTGGCCGGTGCAAGTCTATCCGGACCGGGCGTTCGAGGGAACCCTGGACGGATCCGACATTGCGTCGTTCGACCACACGAACCGGGAACAGATCGAGGCCTATAATATGTGGATGCGGACCGCCGGTTGGATGGTCAGCCGCCTGGCCAATCTGACGAAGACTTGGGGCGTGAAAGGCAAGGAAGAAGCCAAGCAGGCTTTGGACGATGGCCTTATCCTGGGTCAAATGATCGAAAAGCAACTGCTTTCCGACGACGAAATGGCCGTGGAATCCGGGGCGCAACCTTATCGCTCGCGCGCCGCCTGGAAATGGTTAAGTCCGACGGAGCAGGCGGTAAAACCGGTGCCCGTCAACTATCGGCCTACGACGGGTTGCGTGTATGAAAGCACGTTGGCCCTCTTCACGCCGGACGCAATGGAAGACATGGTGGAAGCGGCCGCTACGCAGAAGAAGGATGCGGTTGATTGGACCGGCTTCACGGGCATCAAGCTCAAATCGCACATGAGCGGCTGGGCCCAGCGGCACGTCGAAGACGTGAACACGGCGCAAGCGCTCACGCGCTACAACCTGGACGCCGAAGACAAGAAGTTGCTCCGCGTGGTGGACTTCTTTGAATTCGACGCGGGAACCGTCAAGGTCTTCCCCTCCTGGTATCTGCTGCACACGGCGGCTACCGGCGCGGCGACTGCCGCGAGCGTCCTGAGCGGCTTGTTCCTGGATCTGGCCATGTGGCAACTGTGCTTCATGGATCCGCCGGCCGCCTGGCGCGAACCGGCGAAATCGGGTGGCCCGCGCGGCTACCACGATGCGGTTTATGGGTTGCGGTGCCTGAACCCGACCGGACAAGGCTACGCCAAGATCGAGTCATAAACACGGAGTATCGGTGTTCCGGGGTAAGAGCCGGGACACCGATACCGCCATAGAAAAGAAATTTGAGATTTTAGAACAAGAAAGAAGGAGGGATTGGCAGATGAAGAAAAGGAAATATGGACTGATGCAGTTGATCGTGTTTGTGGCTTTGCTGTCGTGGCTGGCGCCGATCTGGAGCCAAGCGGCATCGTTCCGGCCCTTGCTGGAACAGGAGCAGGCGCACCTGGGAGCGACGCATGTGGCGACCATAACCTATGCGGACTTCACGGAAACGAACACAAATACGGCGGTTACGTTGACCAACGTTTTTGCGGTGGCGGCCAAGCAGGGCGTTCAACTCATGGCCATGCAGTTAAAAACGGCATTCACGACCGGAAACACGAACTATACCGGGTCGGTCCTGGTGGAAGTGGGGGACGGCACCGATGCCGACCTTTATCTGACTTCCACGGAATTGGCCAGCGACGGGACGGAGGTGTGGATCAAATTCGGGCGGAGCGTCCAGGCGGCGACGGCGGCGGTCTCGACCAATGTGACTGGGGTAGCGGCGCAGACGGCCAGTTACACCAATATCACCGGTTGGACGCTCCAAACGCAAACCATGACCGACACAAACGGCGTTACGGCGCTGTGCATAACCGGTTTGGTGGCGACCACACAGGTGCAAGTGCCGGCGACCAACGTGGCGGTGACATCGGCGGCGCAAACGCGGCTCTCGGCGCTGACGGACGACAGCACCGGGCGGAAGGTCTACACGGCGGTAGACACGATTGACTTTGTGTTTACGCCGAACGCCGAAGAGGCGTTAGAGGCGCTCACCGCGGGCGAGGTGCTGTTCTACTTCAAGATAACACCCTGAAGTGGGCAATGAGCGGTCCGGCCGGTTAAGGCCGGCCGGACCCTCTAAAAACGCTATCTTGTGTGCCGGCGGGACAAGCCCGCCGGGGACGGGAGCAAAAATGGCGGAAGAGAAGAGGCCCATAGATGAAGTGCGCAGCGATGGAGGCACATCGTTGGTCACGGAGCCTTCACTTGCGGAACTGAAAAGCGAAGTGACGCAGATTGTTACGGAGTCGAAAGAAACAATTTGGCCGATGCGGGTGGATATGGAATCCACCCGTTTTTGTCGTTGGGACCATCAATCGGCGGATGGGTTGAAGCATAAGGCTGAAAATTTGAACGAAGAGCCGGAGCCGTTTGAGGGGGCTTCGGACATGCGGGTTAGAACGGCTGACATGCTGATCAACGAGGACGTTATGCTGCTGGTGTTATCGGCCATGCGGGCGCAAATCAATTTCAGGGGAACGGAAAGCAAGGACACCAAGAAGGCCGGCAACATGGCGGTACTCATGCGCTGGCTGATTCGGAATTATTGGGGCGTGAAGTGGATTCGGGAACTGCTCAAGCTGGCGAACTATTTGACCGGGGACAGTCCGGGGGTGGCTTTGCTGGGGATCGTCTGGAAGTACGAGACGGCGCTGAAGATGGAGAAGTTGACGGCGGAAGAGTTGATGGGGCTTTACCTTCAGAACGTCGTGGACGTTCTTCAGGAGACTGTGGACCGTGGACCGTCGGCTGTAGGAGGAACCAGAGAAGCGATGGAAGAGCAGCAATTGCCGGACGGAAGGGCGGAAAACGGAATTGAAGCAAACGCCGAACGCCCAATAACCGTGAGCGGCGAAACGCCGGCGGTGGACATTCAAGCGCTGGCGGAACAGGCGGCGGAGGATTTCAAGATTGCGTTGGCGAGCGAAGAGAGCGTCGATTTTCTTCCGGCGAAGTTGGCGGAATTTTTTCCCGGGATCCGGCCGGCGCGGGCGAAGAAGGTCATCCGGGAACTGCGGGAAAGGGGGCGGGCGGAATTTCCGGTGCCGTATATCAAGCAGGATGGTCCGGATATTCAGGCAAAGCGGTTAAACGAAGATTGGTTCGTTCCGCTCAACACGACCGATTTTCAAAGTGCGCGAGTATATTTTGAAGCCGAGTGGCTGAGCAAGACGCAAATAATTGAGCGCAAAATCAGCCAGGGCTGGAGCGACGATTTTGTGGAGAAGGTGATTGGGGAACGGCAGGCAGACGGCTCGCGCGCGGGCGGGCATGAAGGGTCCGCGGCATTCCCGGATTATGTGCGCGACGAAAGCGGCAATATCGTGACGCGGGCGACGAGTTACTATAAGGGCCTCTATCAAATTCTGACGGCATTCTACCAGGCGACAAACGAAGACGGAGTGCCCGGCAAATACTTTGTTGTTTTTCATAATGACGTGGATGTGGCCGCGACCGAGCGCAAGTTGCTCGATTACGCGCATGGCGGTTATCCAGGGCATAACTTTTGCCGCGAAGTTCTGACCAGCCGGCTTTGCGATTCGCGCGGGGTAGCGGAATTAGCCGGGACTTATCAAGGCTTGGAAAAGCTTTATTGCGATAGTTTTGGCGATCACGCCCAGCTTGCCGGCGTGCCTCCGATAATTACCCGCAACCGGCAGAGGATGGGAGCGCTGCATATCAAGCCGTTGATGGAACTCCCGGCAAAGCGAGATGGGGATTTTGCCTGGATGAAGCCGCCGGAGTATCCGCGGACGGTGGTGGACATGGTGAAGGAGCTTCGCCGGCAGCGGGATGAGTACTTCGGGCGCACAAATGAGGACGTTGCGCCGGACGTTGTGCAGTTACAGCGGGAATTCAAGGTTTTGTGGTGGCTGATGAATTTGCGCGAAGCGCTGGTCCAGGTCTTTCAGTTGTGCCAACAGTATATGCCGGACAGTTTGATTCAGCGGATCACAAACCGGAAAGGCGAGGCGCTGTTCAAGAGCCGCGAGGAAATTCAAGGGCAGTTTGACCTGGATCTACAGTTCGACCCGCGGGATCTGGATCCGGCATATCTGGAGCGAGTTGGGAAAATTGTCAAGGAACTGCTGATGCCGATGGACCGGGACAAGACCATTCAGACCGCGGCGGTCGTCAGCGCGTTCATGTGGAGGATTTCTCCGGATCTGGCCGAGGCGGCCCTGGTGGACGTGGAACAGGCCAACCAGGTTGAGACGGTGGCGGAGATCAAGGCCTATCAGGAAATCCGGGCCGGCAAGGAGCCGGAGCTGCCGGACGATGGGAGCATAAACTACGAGCTGAGATTGCAACTCTACCGGAACATGGAGCAGATGAATCCGGCCATTTACAAGGACATGGCGGAAGACAAACTGCTGATATTGCAGAGCCGGTTACAGCGTTTGCAAGTGCTGGCGCAACAGTTTGGGGAGAACGTGGAGATTGGGCGGCAGGGCGGCCGGGCGGCATTGCCGGCCACGACTACGCCAGGGGCTACGCCGGGCGGCGCGGCGCCGGCGGCGAGCGGGACGATTTGAGATTTCAGAGGAGGAAACGATATGAGCGGATATACAAGAGAGGCGTTGGGACTTGCGGTGAATATGCGTCAGGTGCAGGAACGGCAAAGATTGAAACTGGCGGCTGCGGAAGTATTCGACCGGGGCTTGGCCGGGGGGCGCGGCGCCCTTCTGCGTTTTGGCAAGAGCGGGCGGATGAGCCGGCAAATATCGGTTGTGGCCGTGATGAACGCGGTAGATACGGAAGGCCGGGAAGTTCTCAAGCCTGAAGCGGCCGGATATTGGAAAGACCAGGACCGGCGTTATTTTGGGATCACAGAAGGCGCCCGGAACGTGACGGCCATGAAGAACCGGCTGGGGAAAGTGACTTACCGGAAAGTTTACGGGAAGAACGGAACGACGGAATACGGAAATCTGACGGACCGGACGGATCACACCAGCACGCAAAACAAGAACATTACGATCATGGTGATTTAAGAAGACTGTAGGACGTAGGCTGAAGGAAGAGAAGTAATGAAGACCTGCACGATCAAAAGCGTATATGAAGCGCTCGTCCGGAAGAGGGGGTTGAATCCAGCTACGGCGAATTTATCCGCCACGGACAAGGCGCTTATCGCGGACTATATCAACGGACGGATGCCGGAAGGATATGAGCGCACCTGGTGGAGCGATCTGATGCGGGCGGAACAGCGGGAATACCGGGACACCTATGATGCGGCGGGAAATTACATTACCGGGGATGAAGTCTACCACGTCGCGGCGGATGGCGGGGAACATTATTACATCAGCCTCCAGGATGCGAACGTGGGGCACGATCCAGACACGGCCACGACCTGGTGGGCGGAAGTCGGGGACACCTTCCTCCGAACGCTCAGTTTCCAGCAGCAAGGCAAGACGGAAATTGGGGCGGTGGATTTGCAGAATTGCGTATTTGACGTGGATCCGCGGATTAACCGTTTTGCCGGCCGGATAGAGAACGTGATTTTCTATGAGGACGGGATCCTGGTGAGCGCGGATGAAGCGCCGGCGCGGCCGTGGATTTGGTTCAGACCGCCGGTGCCGGAATTTTCGTTGACAGATTGGAATGCGGCGACCGCTTATGCGATCGGCGATCTATGCTACTACGCGAGCAGCGGGGAGAGTTATAAGGCGCTCCAGGTCTCAACGGATAAAAATCCGTATGAGCAAACCGAGTATTGGGCTCCGGTGGAATTTCCGGCGTTCTTGAAAAACTTTATCGTGTGGGCGGCCCATGCGGAATATCTGCTCGACCCGGTGGAGCGCGACAAAGCAGAGGGGCGGGCCCAGGTTGAACTTGATGGCCTGGAAGATGCCGAGGATCAAAAGGGTGTTCAGAGGAAGATTGTGTTTGGAAGGTAAACAGGAAACGCGAGGGAAGAACGGAAAGACGGAAGGAGAAAACCATGAATGCAAGAGTGGTTAATTTAGAAAGTCAGTTGGGGCCAACACGGAAGGGCCAGCTGGGCGAGGAATTGGCTGTGGCGGGGATCGTGGTGGCGAAAGCCACGGCGCTGGGTAGCCGGGTGAGCCATTGCTATGTCAGCGTGAAGACCAAGGCGGTGCTGGCAACGTTTGACGGAACCGATCCGGCCAGCGCCGGAGCTGGGATCTATCTTCCGGTGACTTCGGCGCCGATGGTATGGAGCCGGCGGACGGTGGAATGTGCAAGATTCATTGAGGCGGTTAATGGCCAGGCCGGAGTGGTGCGGTTTGAGCCGCTTTCGGAATGAGGATGGTTATGAAGAAAATCCTGATTTTGACGATGATGGTGTTGGGAGGGATGAGCGCGCTGGGGGCGTATTACCCGGAGATCCATGCGCGGGGGGCGGTGACGGACGGACAGTATGTTATCTGGGACGGGAACAGCGGGCGGTTTGTGAAGGCTACAGGAACCAACGGGGCGATCGGGCCGGCTGGGGCGGCGGCGACGATTTCGATAGCCTGGGTGAGCAATGGGGCGGCTGGGAGCGCGGCCAGCGTGACCAACCTGGGGACCAGCAACGCGATGGTGCTGGGATTTTCGCTCCCGGTAGGGAGTACGGGGGCGACCGGGGCCGTTGGGGCCGCGGGTTCGAATGGGACAAATGGGACCAATGGGAGTAATGGGACCAACGGGGTAAATGGGACCAATGGGGTGACGCCGACCTTCGCAATTGCCTGGGTAAGCAATGGGGCGGCCGGGAGCGCGGCGAGCGTGACGAATGTGGGGACCGGGACGAATATTCAGTTTGGGATCGTGATACCGGTGGGGAGCAACGGGGTGGCGGGCTCGCCGGGCGCGGATGGGGCGCCGGGCGCGGTTACGAATAAGCTCATGGGGTGGTCCGGAAAGGTCTGGACAATAACAAATGAGGCGCTGGCGGCCGGGGATGTGCTGAAGTTCACGCCGGCGAACACGACGGCCTATTTTGCGGCGGAGAGCGTGGGGCTGTGGCGTTATGACGCTTGCCCATCGGTGGCGAACACGATTTGGGTCTTGGCGACCTCGACCAATGTGACGGCGGTCCGGGCGGGAAGCACGTTCACATTCACCGTGCCGGCCGGGACGCGGGTGCTGGCGGCGAAGATCCGGGTGGACGGGGGCAATACCGATTCCGGCAAAATCTACCTGGCCATGGGGACCAACGACGTAAACAACTCCTCGACAGTGAACAACTGGATCCCGGTCTGCAATGCGTCGCGGGACGATACCTACGCCAATGTGCCAATCACGGCCGGGACCTACAGCGGGGACAATACGCTGATCGTAATATCCGGGCTGGGGGCCGTGGGCGGGATTATGTATCACGTCGAAACACGATGGTAACGGGAGGCGCGGCATGATCGGCAGGCTGATTTTGATTCTTGCGATGTCGGCCAGCGTGGCGGGGGCCTCGATGCCGCTCTTGAACGTGCCCTACCAGGTGACGGCGGTAGACGCGCTGACCAACGGGCAATTCCGGTTGCAGGGCTGGGTGCATGACGGGTCACAGCTCGGGTATGGGGCGCCGGACGTGGCCACCAATGACTACCTGATAAACCATGCCCAGACCACCGGAGATATAGACCTATACCGGATCACGGAAATATGGTCGCAAGCGGATTCCTGGATGGTATGCGACGTGATTTATGTGGAGAGCGGAACGCCGCGGGCCGGGCAGCCGGAAGCCGGGTATCAGGAAATCAGCCGGAGCGGATATTTGTATTCCACGACGTTCGGGGGGCCGAGCGAGTATTTGCAGAACGGGGCGCGGAACCTGTTTTACCACATGCTCGACGGGCGCGTGACGGGAGTAGAGACCGGGAAGCTGGACAAGTTTTCGGCTACGGCTGAACAGGTTCTGACGAACGGGGCGACGATTGCGTATTACGGGAACGCGCTAGTCAGCACGGCGAATGCTACGATTACCCTGGGGAACCCGCAAATCCAAACCAATGGCGTGAGCGAAGGGAGCCTCATGTTTTTGAGAGGGGCCGCCGTGACCGGGGGAATTATGGTCACGAACGGGTCGGGAGTGGCGTTGGACTGTCGGCAATCTTTTTTGATTGGCACGAACGATCTGATGAGTTTTTTTTTTACTGGCGGGGCGTGGGTTGAAACAAGGCGAATAGACAGGAAGCAATAAAAGGGGAGTAGCATGAAAAATTCAAAGATGGGTTTGGTGGCTGGAATGTTAATGGCAACCGTCGTTTCGGCATTTGCGGTTGGCGGAGTGCTGCCGGATGGGCAGGGGACCAACTGGAGCTACGGGGATTTGTATGGCCAGGGCAGCTATTACCTGCGGAACTGGAAGACGGCGAATGTTGACGGCGCCGGGGTAACGAATGTGGCCTGGACAAATCTTGTGGGAACTCCGACCTCCCTTGCGGGTTATGGCATCACGGATGCGGTGCCATCTACGGCCGAGTTTATCAGCACGAATTCTACGCCGCAGAGTAAGGCGGGGTTATTGACGCTGAACGGCGGCGCCACGGTGGGGGCGCAATTTACGTTGGTCCCGAGCGCTCTCCAGACGCTGACGAACGGGGCGAATGTCGCCGCTAATGCGGCCCTGGTGGCTGTGGAGGGCGATAGCGGGGCGGTGACGTGCGGCATGGCCGATGGCGCGGCTGCGGGTCAGCTCCTGACAATTCGGGGAAATAACGAGGCCAACAAGGTTACGCTCACCAATGCGGCCGTTGTGCCCACATTCGCCCTGGGCACTAATGACCTGATTTCGTTTATGTGGGCGGGGGCGGCGTGGATTGAGCAATACCGAAGGGATAACTAATGCGGAAGCGCCTGATATTCGTTGGGATAATGCTTGCGGCCGTGGCCGTGCAGGCCCGGATTGGGCTTGACTCAACGGGAACGAACGTGGTTTTGGATGGGCCGCTGGATTTGGGGACGAACCCCGTTACCTTCGGGGGCGTTACGCGGACGAACTGGCCGGGTGGGGCCGACGCCTCCTCCTGGTCCGCCTTCCCGGCCACGGGAACCGTGTCGTTCGGTTCTGGTGGTTTGACAAATTCCTCTACAAACGGCCCGACGGTGGCGGAGAATGGGGCGGCTGGAGCTTTTGACTGGTCGAACCCAAACAGCGCCCTCGTGGAAGATGGCGCGGTTGCCTCCGTGTGGGCCGCGTCCAATGCTCCGTCAAAGGATTTAATTTTGTCTTCCTTCGGATTTTCTGTTCCGACCAATCAGACTATTCGCGGGATCGTCGTAAAAATTAAGGGCGCGTGCATGCCGGCCAGTTTTACGCCTCACGTACGCCTGACTTCCGATGCCGTGACCAGCTTAACCAATACCCCCGCTCTGACTACAGATACTAATGCACTTGCGTGGTGTACCAATGGCGCGGCCAGCGACCTTTGGGGCGTGGCGTGGACTCCCGTGTTGGTCAACTCAACTAATTTTGCGGTTAAAATTTGGGGCGATCCGGGCTTGGGCTCGGACTTTTTGCAGGTGGATTATGTCACAGTAGAGATCCATTACGGCTTCAATATTGTCACGATCAGCACTGGAGGAGTCGCGGTTATCCCGTCGCTTCAGCTCGGCACCGAAAAACCTATATCATCGTGGCCCGCAATTCCCACTCTCGGAACCGGAGCCGGTCAGGCATTCCCCGGCCCGTCCGGCCTGTCCGCATCGAATCTCGCCCATTCCGCCGACACGAACGCGGAGACGGCGCGGCGGATCGCCACGAACGCGCTAGGCGTGGCGAATGCGGCCCTGCCCGCCAGCGGCGGCACGATGGGCGGGAACATAAACATGGGTGGCAACACGATTTCCGGCGGCGTGGTGATTGTGTCCAGATTGCAGATCAGCGGAGGGAGTCCGACCAATGGGACGCGCCTGATGGGCACCAATACGCTCGGAGAAGCAACCTGGAAAATCCCTCAGGTCAAACAGTACATTTTGACAACTCGAACCACTAATAATGCTAACGTTACTGTGTCTGGAATTGGTTTTCGGCCAAGGTGGGCGGAGGTGAGGGCGTACGTTAATAACTCTGTTGTAGGGTCAATCGGGTCTGTCGCTTCCGACGGCTCGCAGTCGTGCTTGGTTACATATAATTCACCTCTGCTGTGGTCAGGAACAACAGATCAGTGTGCTGTTTTAGTATTTACAGGGTTTAGCTGGAGTCTTACGTGGAGCGGCTGGACGGACGACGGTGCGACATTTTCGCAAGCAAAAGCTACTTCGCCAACTAACGACGTGATCGTTCAGATGATGTTTTTTGAGTGATGCGGAAGGACAAAAAATATAAACCGAAAGGCGGGTAAAAATATGGCGAATGGCGATGAGATTTCCTCCGAGATGAACAAGGAACGGGCCAAGCGGGTGCGGGCCTACGTGGACGACGGTGATTTCTCGCAATGCCCGGTGGAAGGGCAGAAGGAAGTGCAGTTGTTCTTGGTGGACGGGATGGCCGCGATTTTGATCCAGTCCCGGCGCGGCAATCTCTACGCCATGCTCTCCGGCGGCGGCGTGGGCGGGGTGATGATCATTTTGTGGGAAATTTTCAAAGTCGTGCATCCGCTGACTACGGCGGCGCAAGTTTTATCAGGGAACTAAACGCGAAACGCGACGGAAAACGGAAGGACGGAAAGACGGAAAAGGCGCTATGCCCGAATCCACTCATTTGGCGACGTTGCGGAAATGCCTAGCGCAATGCGAGGAGGCCGCACCCTTGATCAGCGACGCGCACGACAAGCATATTTTGGAAGACCATGCCATTTTGTTGCGGACGGACATTCGGAGGATGGAGGAGTGGGAGCGACGGCAGGACGTGATCAGGGAGAATACGCTGGCATTTAGTAACGGCGCGCCGTGCGGAGGGGCTTGAAATGGATGCAAAATTGAACGGAGTCATAGTGTGGCCGGGGGTGATCGGATCAGATAGATCGGCGTCATTTTTCGGCGGGATCATAGCTTGCCGAAAGGTGTGGGAATACCGCAAATTGACCGGAGAGAAATTGAACGTTGCTTTCCGCAACTGCCCAAGCCACACGTTTATGATCGTTAAGCATGGCGGCGAATTGTGGATTGCCGAAAGTGTGCGTCCGAAGTCTAAACTGACGCCCTTTGCGGAATATGAAAAGAAACTGGCCGATAGACAAATTCGCAACCTGCAATTATTTGAAGCGCACGATATCAGTCTGATGCGCCAAGGCTGGGCCGCTAAATGGTGGATTAATAACGTCTGCAACGAGGATTACGACATCCCGATTTTCGATAATCCATTACACCACTGGTGTACGGAGGGCGTAGCGGATGCCTACAACTCCGGTGCATATTATAATATCCTTGACGATAGTTTTCCCACGCCCGTAACGCCAATCCGAAAATGGAAAGAAGGCCGATTAAAACTTCTGGAGCGAACATGACAAACATCATCGAACTGGTGACGACAACGATAAAGGCGGTCGGGACCGGTGACGCCGATTGGCGGGTACAGGCCGGTGCGGCGGTCCTCCTGGTGATCGTAGGGCTCGGCGGGCTGGGAGTCGAAAAGATCAGGCAGAAACGAAAGGCGCGCAAAGAAAGCAAATGACGCTACCCCTCATAGTTAAGTCGAAACTGTTCTGGCAATACCAGGGCCAGCTGGATTGCTGCTGGTATCTGGGCAATGGCGATAATACCAGTATTGCCAAGCAGGACGCCTACATTCGAGACATGGACCGGTTCGGCGCCAATACCGCTACGCTGAACATTCTCAACGAAGGACAGTCAACGATTTTCAGCGGTGAGTTCATGGCGTCCAGTCTGCATGAGGGCAAGGTCAATTCGTGGCTCAATTTTGCAGCGCGACTAAAGAATGCCGGAAAATTAGTGGTGGCCGTTTACTTTGATGGTCCGCAGATACCGGACAGCGAGAACCCCGCATATCCTTACTGGAAATTCAAAGAGCGCATCCCAGCGTTTCTGGAAATGGCGACTCCGCCGATTGCAACAGTTGTTGATGGATTTGTTTTTCAGATCGAATCAAATCGTGGACCGCTCAATGCCAGTGAAATTAACTGGGGAGTCGGACTAATCCAAAAGTATGCCGTGCGGGGTGGCGTCCGGCTTCCGGTAGGAACTCATGAACAATCGTACCGTGTAGCGTCCAATGCCGATTTTCTTGGATTTGAAACCCGCAATCATCCGGTGACGCAGGGTGACAGCACGAGCGTGGCGGATATGGTGTCCGACGTGCGCGGCCTGACGGACAGGGCTGGGGGAAAATGCGTGTGGGTAATGGAGTCGAACAGCAGCGAGGGCGACCAGGCCAAGAAGCAGAATCGGGCGCTGGCGGCGTTGTCGGGGGTGGTTGGGGTGAGCGGGCCGATGTGACTGTGTGAGGAGACGGAAGCACGGGGAGACGGAAGTACGGAAAGACGGAATCGGACGGGTGAGAAATGAATGCTGAAAGCATTGCAGATATTTTAGCGGAGAATAAGGCGCAACTGAGCAACCTGGCGGAGCATCAGGGACTGGGGCAGGATGTGCTGATCCGGTTTTGGACGGTAGGGCAGGAGGATCTGGACGGGTGCCTGACGTACCTGAAGGCGCAGACGACGATCCTGAACCCCATGACGGGCACCCGGTGGGCCAGGACGGGGCTATGGTATGCCGGGGACGTGGATTACAAGCCGGGGAACGCGAACCCGCTGGTGGTCAGCGGAGCGAATGGGCTCATTTGGCTGGTCTTCCAGACGATCAGTAAGGGCGACAAGGTGATCACTATCACCGAGGATTGCGCAGCCTACACGAAGACGCGGGTTATTCACACGTTCAATCCGGATATTCCGAGCGGCGTGGCCGGCGCTGGTACGATTGTCAACGTGGACGCCACGCCGACGGAGTTGGGGCGGGAGAGGACCGTGCAGGAAACGATCCTGCCGAAGGACCAGACGGCGACCAGTGGGACGGAAACCGGGATGAGGTCGGTGGTGCGGGTCAGCCACACCGAGAACCCGTCGGCACCGATGGTGCCGGCGGCGATCACGCCCGGGGTGATTAAGCGGGTGGATGCGCAGCCGACGACGGCCGGCAACGTTAAAAGCGAGGAAGAGACCGACACGGCCAAGGCGGTGAGCGTGCCGGAGTACGTGGCGCGCATGGGCGAGCGGGTAACGGAGTACCGGAGCGAAGAATATCATGCGGCGGAGGCGCCGGACGTGCTGAAGTTCAAGGATTCGGGCGGCATCGAGCGGACAATCGCGCTGGACGCGCAGGGGAACCCGACCTACGGCGGAGCGAACATGGAAGTGGCGGTCCTGGCGCACGAGCTGGATGACTATTTGCTGCATAATTACAAGAAATCGCGCCAAGTGCGGAATTTCCCGATCACGGATGCCGAGAATGTGCTGGGGATCTCGTGGGACATCTTTGGCGAGACGGAGGCGGTGACGAGCCAAGTGTATTCCGCGACCCTGGGTCGGTATTGGAATGACCATACCTATATTTATCAGCTGAAAAGGCACTACACCGTGAGGTATTTCCGGACGGCAGCCGAAGCGGCCGCATGGATTACGACGGTCTATGTGTCAGTTGGGACCCAGGAGAACAACCAGGGGAGCACGTACCACCATTCAGCGGAATTTGAGTATGAGGCGGTGCGGGTGGTGAACACCAAGATTTTGCGGACGACGTATGATTATCTGGAGCCCGCGAGCTGAAAGGGAGAAACATGCCACCGGGGAGAATAGCGGGGATGGTGCCGGACGACGGAAGCGCAAGGCGCGACGCCGGCCGCCGGCCGCCAGATGCCGGATCAGAGCCGAACAAGACGAAGCCGGAGGACCGGCCGGTAACGGTGGGGGAGTTGCAAGCGCTGATCAGCGGCATGACCAAGACGATCATCGGCGGATTTTCTAGTACGAAGAACGATTTGGAGCGGGTTGTGGGGAGTTTCAATGCGCGTTACCTGGAGCTGGTGCGGCGGTCTTTAACGAAGGAACAAGTGGAGGTGATTGCCCGGAATGCCGTGCCAGCGTGTTTGCGCAACCTGGATTCGAGCCAGAGGCAAGGGATTGTGCTGATGCTGGCGCCGGGGCAGGCGGGCGGCCAGGATTCGGCATATTTTGGGACAGTGAAGGCGGAGGGCGCGGCGGTGCCGGACAGTCCTTGGGCGTTTGGGGTGAAGGAGATGAGCGTTGCTACGGCAACTTTCCACGGTGGCCCAATGATGAAGGCAACCAACGAGGCGATCATGGTTGCCGAACAGAATTGCACGATCACACAGCAGGGTCAAGTTGTCTATGGGGTTTACACGTTAGCGACTGGCGTGGCTGGGTTTGGGATAGCCAATGCTGCGAATTTTCCACGGTCCGGGAGCGGGACATTTGTGAAACCCTTGCAGAGTTTCAACCTGGTGGATGGTGTGATCACGCCGCTGTTTACGTATCACCGGGGTGTCATTCAAATTGATGGGATATACGCATGATTGGACTCATTCTACCACCATCTTGTTTACCTGTTACGACCGGAAGCGGAGCGTCAACAGGATTTGGTGCAGGCATTGTGTTTGGACTGGCGTTAATAATGACGTGGATTTTCTGTGCTGGTGTGATTTGGGTTAAGCGTTGGGCGTGCGGTAAGATTTTCAAAGTCAAAGTGAAACCATGAATTTTCAAACGACATTACCCTACGCGGCGGACAGCGGACTGCATGTGATTGAGGGGCTGGACGTGACCGGGACGCCGATCTACCAGCGGCCCGGGGATTGGCGAATGCGGCCGGTTGATATCTACACGCTGCTGCAAGGGATCATCGAGCGGTGCCTGGCTACGCAACAGCCGGATGGCACATATCTGGTGAGTCCGACGATCTACGACGAAACTATGTTTTCGACTGACAATCACATATCGTTTGCGGCGATCAGCAAATGGACCGAGCGGACATATCCGGGAGGAGTGTTGCATGAGGTGAGCGGGTATGTGAAGAACCTGATGGATAACTATCCGCAGTGGCTGCTGCTGCTGGCGATTGACGATAAGATATGGGAGTTGGGGCAATGCGTTGACGGCCCGTTGCATGCGGTTTCGTTTTTTGGGACATATGACACCGACACGCATGTTTATACGCCGTACGACGACACGACGGCGATATTTCAGGCGGCCGGAGTAGGGTATGATCCGGTGACAAACCAGTTGCTTTTGATGCCTGGGCGAGTGAATGACGGCGTGGATGTGTACGGCGAACCGAATTCCGGAACGCGCATGTTTCCTGAAGTGCTGATTGCCAGATATAAATGCCTGCAAGTGATGAGATACTGCGTACCGGCGATTTACGATACGGCCACGTCTGCCGCATCGTTTTCTGAACAATATGCGGAGGCCGGCACGTGGCCATCGGACCCACGTCCCCAGTTTTACCCGCATTGGTATTATTACACCATGTACTGGTATGACTGGTATAAAGAGACGGCCTGCAACATTGTGCTTGGACAGGTCAAAGCCAAGGTTGCCAATCCCGATACATGGGGGATCAGCGCGTTTACGAACATGACCCTATCGCGCGGGTCCGATTGCAACTGGAACGTGTACAATGTTTACGGGGGAGCTAACTGGTGGAACATCAGGCTGAATCAAACCGGACCGGTTTTTAAGATCAAGGCCTACGCCGACATTTCCAAGACGCTGATCGTTATTGGAGATTATCCGGGAGGAGAAACCGCCGGATTAAAGACCGCAGACGGAGGCGAGCTTGTAATAGGCAAAAACGAGTTGAAACGCTGGACAAGCTCGATGGCGGAATTCGAGGAATTTAAGAGTGAAGATGGGTTTCCGCACGACTTCGAATATACCTGGAACGCAGCAACTCCGGACGGCTACCTGAACGCGCAATGCGATATTCCGCTGACTTTATTGGCGGATTATCACTTTCAGTTTTGCAAGCACAGCGATTTTGGCGGGGATGTGACGTGGCACGTCTGAGGAAATTGAGCGATTAAACGATTGAGCGAATGAGTGATTTAAGAGGAGATTAACATGCCAAGGATAAGGCCGGAAAACATTGATATGGGGATGTTGCCGCGGGATGCGAGGCTGGGATTGGAGAGGCGCGGGACATTCATGCCGGCCGTGGCGGGGTATGCGGCCGGGACGTTCTTTAATCCGGCAACCGTGGCCGGATCCGTGCCGGCCGATGCCGGAGAGGTGGGGCCGGACTATGAACGGCGTTTTTCGGCGCCGCCGCCCATGCCGGGGGAAAGTTCGGCCCTGACCGACATGCGCGCGCGGACGGAAGAGGACTGGCGGCGGCTCCAGGCGGCGCCGCCGGCGCAGCGGCTCCTACCTGGGCAGCGCTTGATGGGGAATGAAAGGGCGGTAAGCGCGCCCCCCGTCGCCGAAGCGGTTATAGGAGGGGGCAGGCAGGTCCCCCTTCGTCCGGATGGCTACGGGGGGCAGGGCAGCATGGTGGATCAGTTGCTGGCGGGCGGCGCGTCGAGCGGGGAGCGGGGAGCGTCAGGAGCGCCACCGGCAGGGCCAGCGCCTTCGGCGTGGGGCGGGACCATGCGGCCGCTCGCCATACCGAAGGGGACGAGTCTGCTGGAAATGAAGCAGATGTACGGGGAATATGAGAATGATCCGGTTTTGGCGGCACGTCGGGTAGAATACGATCGGAACTTGGCGGAATATCTGAGGAACCCGCCGGCTTGGCAGAACAGGGAAGAATTTGAGAGCAGTCTTGCTTCGATACCGGGCGCCGGGCAGGAGATTTTGGGGCACATTCAGGCGAGGGCATTCGAGAATATGCCGCTGGCCATGCGGCAGGAATGGGAACAGAAGGAAATGGTCCGGGCGGCAACCACGAAGGAACTGACGAAGGCGGCGGCCAATGAGGCCAGTTATCAGAATTTTTTGAAGACAGCGACACCGGACCAGGTGGTGCAGTTCCATGAAAACTATGAGCGCACCCCGGACGGATGGAAACCGGTACGGATGATGCCGTGGGAAAAGGAAATAGCGGCTGAGGCAGCGTTCAAGAAGCGGGCCACACCGGATCAACTCAAGCAGGCGCAAGACGATTTTGAGCTTTCGCCGAGCGGGAAATGGGTGAAGAAGGCGTCGAATATGAATCCCATGGAGGCGCTGAGCGTTATTCTGGCGAATAATAAGGCCGGAGGAAATGGCCAGGGGATTAATCCATTTCGGCGGAGCGCCGCGGCGCCAGTGAGTGTTCCGCCGGTGGAAACCCCAGCGGCTGCAGCACCTGGCGCTACGTCGCAGACCCCCTTGAATTTTGCAACGGAGCAGGAGGCAACCAGCGCGGGTTTGCCCGTTGGCACCATCGTATTGATCAACGGCCGTCGGGCCGTTATTGAATAGGGATAAAACATGGCCATACGCTATTTAGACGATACCGCTATAATGGAAGCCGCACCGAAGGAATCCGGAATGAAAATCCGGTATTTGGAGGATGAGGATCAGGCCGGGCGGCGGGTTATTGCCGAGAAGCCACCTGAAAACTATATTGAGCGGGATGGGATGCGGCTTACACCCGGCCGGCCTACGAGTTTTATTGCCCAGCCGACGACTGGCCGGGCTATCTATTTTGAGCCTAATGAAACGGGCAAGGCACGGACCCGGGAAGGAACCGTGCCAGGTTTTACTTCAGAACCGCCGCCTGATCCGGCACAGAGTCAACAACCTCCTGGGGCTGGACGCCCTGGCGGACCTGCCGGCGCGCAAAGCGCTATGGCGGGCATGGAGGCGGCGCCAATTTTCAACGAACCTACGCCGAAAATGACGGAGTTGATCGGATTGCCGCCTGATACGGTAGGACAACCGCCACAGGGTAAAATAGAGCCCCTGGCGATGCCGCCAGAGGGGCCAGGCTTCGCTCAAGAGCTACGACCGGGCACACCTACGCTGCGCGGGCCTTACACGGAAGAAGAGAAGACGTTACAGGCGGCGCAAGAGAAGCCTTTGGCCATGAAGGCGAAGAAATACGCCGAAGGCGGCGGGTTGCTGGCTAATCTGATCGAAAAGCCGTTTTTGGGTATGTTTGGCCGGACCTTGGGCGGTAAGATTGGCCGGAACCTGGCCAACAGCGCGGAGCTGGCCCTGCATCCGGAACGATATTACTCGCTCGTAACCGGGAAACGCACGGCGCCGACCCAGGTGGAAATAAAGAATGCGGCGGTGAATACAGGAATGTTGTCTTCCGGCTCCCCGCTCCTTAATGCGCTGGCCCAGGATCTGCCAGGCTTTGCGATCGGTGGCGACGCTATCATTGCGAGCGTCCCATGGCTGGGGCTGCCCCTGATGAACCTACAGCATCAACTCCTGGATAATGACCAGGCGGCCAAGGAAGGACAAGGGCCGCAATGGGACATGGAGAGCGTGGGGGAATCGGCCGTCATGGGTTTAACGTTCCGCTTGCCGCTGCCGAAGTTCCTGGCGGTTGGAGAGGGCGGGGTTATGCGCAGGCTGGCGCAGCAATTCGGCGGCGCGGGACTCCGAGCGCTGGAAATGAGTGCGGCCGGGGCGGCTACCGGCAAGCAACCGACCTACGAAGAATTTTTGAACAACTTTGCGCTCATGGCCGGCATGAAGTTTCCGGAAGCCATCCAGGAAGTGACCGCCGGCCGGGCGGTGAGTAAATTGGTGGAGAATGGACTGGATAAGCAAGCGGCGAACGATTGGGTAAACCGCGCCATGCAGGGCGACGTGCGCGCCGAAGGCATGGTGCGGAAGTATATCCAGGACAAGGAACTGGCCAAGGCCATGGGGGATACGGCGAACTTTGCGCGGGAATGGCGGTACCGGAATACTGCGGCGCAGGACGCGGAAACGGCCCGGCAGAAAGACTTGGCAAGGCGGGCGCGAGCGGGCGACAAGGCGGCCCAGGCGGAACTGGCGTCCGCCCGCGGGATCTCGGCGAATCCGGAAGAAGCGGCCCGGCAGGCTGGGCAGACAATGCCGGAAGGATGGGAGGCGCGAAGAGGAGAAGGATTGACGCCCGCCGTCGCCGGTGCGGCTATGGTGGGCAGGCCCGCCGTCGCCGAAGTGGCTATGGTGGGCAGGCCCTCCGGCGCCGGTGCGGTTCAGCCGGTAACGCCGGCACCGATCCAGGAAGGCGAACAGCTGGTGACGGTACGGAGGCCGGACGGATCCACATATCAAGCATCGTTCAAGGGTGAGTATTACGTGCTACGGAATGGGGAGAGCAAAGAAGAACGCATAGCCAGTATCGGGAAACTGCTGCCGGATGGAACCTGGACGCATGGCATGTTAGCGCCGGGCGAAACGATTCTCTCCTCTACGATGCCCACCGGGGCGGCGGCCGCCATGGTAGAAGTCAAGAAGCCGGGCCCCGAGGAACAGGCGCAACTGGTAGATGTTCCAGTTCACCAGGTGCCGCTCGGTGAGATGGGATTGCGGCCGGACCTGATGCAGTTCAAGCGGATGGACAATACGAAGTCCGGGGTGAACGAACTGGACAAACTGGAAGGCGAGTGGGATGATCGTAAGGCGGGGGTTATCCAACTATGGGAGCCTCTAAATCCAGCTGAATACGGGTTGAAAGCAGGGCAGAAGTATCTGGTCTTTAACGGGCATCACCGGCTGGATCTGGCCGAACGGAGCGGCCGGACCGGGTTGAATGCCCAGATTTTGAGGGAAGCGGATGGCTACAGCGTGCATGATGCCCGCCGGTTAGGCGCGGAAATTAATATTGCGGATGGAAAGGGGACGATTTATGACCAAGTTAAATGGCTCAGAGAATACCGGACAGCATTTGGCGAGAATGAGGCAATGGATGAAGGACGCCGTATCGGCATTAAAGGTCGGAAAGCCCTCTCCATCGCGCTCACTTCCGGGGATAACCTTTATACCGCCTTCCTCAACGAAACCATTACCCCCGAGCAAACCGAACTCATAGCCCGCGCCGCGCCTGTTGTGAACGGGATTATGAGCGGCCAGCCGACGAATAACGAGCCGCTACAGCAGATCGGGATCAAGCTTGCCATTCAGGGCAAGACCGGGCCCGCGCTATCGAACTATCTCCAGGCCATTAAGTCGGACATAATCGACCGGCCGGGGATCCAGCTGGACATGTTCGGCAACAATGATGCGGCCATCAAGGAAATGGAAGCCAAAGCCAAGCGGGCAACCAAGTTCCAGGCGGCCATTCGGGACCAGATAACAGCCGTGCAAAGCGTGGCGAAGCGCCCGGACCAGGCCGCGCGCCTGGGGATTGACGTGAAGAATCCGAAAGAAATCCAAGCAGCCGTTGAAACCTTACGGGAAGAAGAATACCGCTGGAAGGATTGGGCGCTGCACGAGGACCTGGCGGATATCGTGGCCGGGCGGAATGCGGTTGAGCCGGAAGAATACCTGAAAAAGATGATTGCTACAGTGTCCGCGGCGGCGCCTGCCGGCCAGCCGGCGCTGGAGCAGCCGGTGGCCGGGGTGGAATCGAAGGCGGAGGATCTGGCAGCCGCAAAGTTGAAGGCGGCGCAGGACGAACTGGATAATTTGATGAAAGGGGAAGACCCCGCCAAGAGCGCAGGGTTACAAACGGAAGGAACGCCGGGACCGGGAGAGAATAGAATGCTGGTTGAGGCGGCCCTGGAGGGCGGCGACCGGATCAAGCTGACGCCGAAACAGATCCAGGAGAATGATGAGAAGAACAAGCGAACCCAACAGATTGAAGCCGCGGCGCGGGTTATGGTTGCTTGGTCGGAACAGAACAAGGTCCGGGTAACGCCTGAGCTGGCCGGCAAGGTGCTGGGGCAATACGGCGACAAATTTGTGCCGCTCTACGCTGACATTATCCGGGTGGCCAACGAGATGCTGGCGACAGGAGAGACGGATTTATGGTTTGGAATGCGAACCGGCAAGCTGGGAGAAGCCGGAGAGATAGGCGCTCAGGAGCGGCCGGCCGGGCCGGAGGAGAAGCCAGCCGCGGCCGATGCGCGGCGCGGCGGGCGGACGGATATCCGGGTTGCCGGCGGCCAGAGCATGCCCACGCCGCCGGATTATATCGCTCCGAAGCAGTACGAGGTGGACGATGACCAGCGCTTGGGGATCAACCTTAACCTGGACCGTATCCTGACGCAGAAGAAGAAAGGATTCTTGAGCGGGGATGGGACCGGGGTAGGGAAGACCTCGCAAATCCTGGTCGTGGCACATGAGTATGCCAAGCGGACTGGGCAGAAGGTATTAATCATCACGCAGAATATTCCTACGATCCAGGGGACCTATTTATCGGATGCGGCGCGGCTGGGATTCAGTCTGGAAGATTTCGATATTGGCACATACAGTTCCATTCGCGGCCAAGGCGGAAAACACTCTAAAATCCTGCGAAAAGTGATGAAGGGCCAGCCGCCGGAACGGGTAGAGATTGAACCCAAAACGAAGTATGGTTTGATCATCCTGGACGAGGCCCACAACCTGAAGAACTCCACGGCAAAGCAGACGGTTCGGGTTATGAGCCTGATTCACAAAGCGGACCATGCGTCCTTCTTCACGGCGACGCCCATGGATACGCCGACCGGTGCGGCCTACTTCCTGGGGGAAATCACCGGGATCCCGCGGCAACGCATGGCGCACATGCTGGGCTTTCAAATCAACCAGACAACGGACCAGGCCGGGGAGATACACGAGAAGATTTCCCTGATTAAAGGGTTTTCCTGGGCCGACGTGAAGAAGAATCTAGCTAACATGCGCGAAATTGCTTCCGGCCAGGGCGCGCTGATCCGCCGGGAATACCCGTTTGTGGGGACGAGCGAAAATCTGAATTTCGACCTGAAACCGGAAGACCTGGAGTTGCATCGGAGGATTGAAGCCTATTGGGATGCGGTGATTGAGAAACTGCCGCCGGGATTGTATCAAGCGCGCATGAAGGGCCAGAAGGTGCATTCTCTTTCGCATTGGGTAGAAAGCAAGAAGGTGCCCGTTATTTTTAAACAGATCAAGAAGACCTTGGCCGAAGGGCGCCGGGCCGTGGTGGTCTGCGAGTTTGTCAATCCCAGCGACCGGTTGGACCGGCCGGAAGCTACGTCGAATTTCAAGATTCAACAGGGGAAAATATGGGACAAGATCCTGGGGAAGAAGCCGGAAATCGTCGGAACAATCGAAGAGCTGGGCAAACTGCTGGATGAGGCCAAAATCCCCTATGCCAAGATTTACGGGGGCGGTCCGAAAGGGGACCAGGTGGACCTGTTCCAAAGCGGCAAGGTGCAGGTCGTGCTGGCAACGGGCATCAGCGGCGGGACCGGGATTAACCTTGACGACCAGGTGGGGGATGGGCCGCGGGATGAGATTATAGCGTCAACGGAGTTTGCCGGAGATAAGGACCAGCAAATCCTGGGTCGGATTAACCGGCGGAACACGGTGAACCCCGAGAAGCAGCGCGTGATTGATGTGTATGCCAGAGGCTTATTTTCGGAGGAACGCCGGCGGGAGATCAATGAGAAGAAGCTGGAAATCCTGAAGCGGATCCAGGAAGGCGCGGACATTGACCTTGAGCGCTTTGATCCAAACGCGCAGCCGGAGCAGGAAGAAGGGGCCGAAGAGCTGCCGGACTTTGAAGTCGAAGCGGCGCCGGCGGGAGTGATGGTTGAGGGGTCAGTTGCGCCCGGGACCGGACCGGTCGGCGGGCGGCGGCGGGCGGCGAAAACCATCGAGGAAATGACGGATGCGGACCTGGTGGATGAAAGGGTATCGGATGCGGACCTCGAGAGCGACCGCGGCGCGGCCTGGCCGGGGGCGGTCCTTGGGGAACCCAAAGCGGCCGGATTCGCTCCGGTCCCGGCCGACGATCCGAACTACAGCGCGTTTCCGGTTGAATTGCCGGAGCTGGTGCAGTTGGAGCGCGCCATGCTGGGCGGGAAGTATCCCGAGATCCGGCAGAAGTTGGGGAATGCCCTGGGGCTATTCAGCCATACCGAAGGCGAGACGGCCTATCCGGAAGGGCATATTCAGATTTTGGCGCGGATTTTCAAACTGATTACGCCCGATGAGCGCCGCCGAATGATGAAGGCGGCGGAAGGATGGGCTTTGGAACATGCAGAAGAAAAGGAGGATATTGTTGAACTGGCAGAACAGCGGTTTAATAAGATCTACGGGGAAGCCTACGAACTGGCCAAGACCAAGAATCCGCTTCTGGCCAGCAAGGTCCTGGCGCATGAGATCGGGCATGTGATTAGCTGGTTGCCGCAACATATCGTCCGCGGCCGCGGCAATATCCTCGGGCAAATTGCCAGCTTTGTGGACTACACGAAAAGCCAGTTGGCGGCCATGCCGGACGAGCAGGGAAATCTCCTTGAGAAGGAAGAACGGAGCCGGATCCGGGCGGAGGCTCAAAAGCGCGGGAAGAACGATCCAAAGGCCGTAAAACAGTTTTACCGGGAAGCGATTTCGGCAGAATTAAAGCGGCGCGGCATTGTCACCTATAAGGATATCTACGCTGAGCTGGAAGGCTTAGTGGCCTGGTGGCGCGGGTCGGATGGGGAAATGGAAGAATACTTTGAGCGGCCGCATGAGATGTATGCAGAAACCATGTCGGTCTTGCTGAACAATCCGGCGGCCACGGCGAAGCGCGCGCCGAAGTTTTATGCCGTCTGGAAAAACTGGCTGACAGAGAAGCCGGAAGTGAAGCGGCTTTACGATGCCGTGCAGGATTCGATCAACTCCGGAAAGATTTACAAGGACCGGGTTGAGCTCATGTATAAGGAGATGGACCAGGCGGACCAGGCGGCCGCGGAATGGGCTACGGCCTCCAATGCCCGGACCATGCAGGAGCGGAAGGACGCGGCCTTCTATACGATTGATCGCCGGTTTGGACCGATCCAGCGCCGGCTGGCCACGATCAAGGATCCGGAAATGCGCCGGCGGGCCTTTGGGGCGCTATCAGATGGACTCTACCGCGGTGCCGTTGGCGAGCTGATCCTGGACAGGGTGCAGAATGAAGTTGTGCCGAGGCTGACTGACAATAACTTTTTATGGATCAACTTGGGCGAATATCTCTTGCATCAGCGGATCCAGTATGGGGACCGGGCGGACATTGGCAATCCCTGGGGATTCAACCCGAAGGCCAGCGCGGAGCGCCTGGCGGAAATGCGGAAGGAATACGGGCCGGAACGCTACGCGGCGCTCGAGGAGGCCTCGCTCTGGCTACGGTCTATTTACGAGCAGGAAGTTCTTGCGCCGGCGCGGGAATGGGGAATCTATGGCAATCTCCAGCAAATGCTGGAGGATAATGTTTTCTACACTACCTTTGCCGTATTCAAGGATCAGGCAAAGCAAGGTGCGGACAGCTTTCAACAGGTGCTGGCGGAAAAGTTTGGGAATGGTGTGACAAGCCATCTGTTTAAGCAATACGGGACGCTGAAGCCGGTGAAGAATCCGGCCACGGCGACCGTGCAGAAAATGCTGGCCATCGGCGCCATGATCTTCCGCGAACGAGCGAAGTTTGAGGCGGTCAATGCCCTGCTGAATTCTGAATATGCGGCCGAGTGGCGGCCAGCGGAAATGCAATGGACCGGCAAACGGCAGGAAATCAAAATCATTGAGAATGAAAGGGTAGGGACATTGGTATTCATGCGCAGCGGAAAGCTGCATGGGTTCTACGGTCCGCGGGCCCTGGTGGATGCGTTCAGTTTCCGGAATCCGATTGAAACACAATTGATTGCCCGCGCTATTTCTACCGGATCCCGATATATCAAGGGAATTTTTACAAGCGCAAATCCTGCCTTCTGGCCGGTGGCGTTGGTTCGTGACATTCGGAGATTCAATCGGACCATGCCGGGTACGGGGACGGAGATCCGGAACTGGATACCGTTTACGGGCGGCGTGTTTGGCCGCTACGCTATCCCGGCTGGCCAGGCGGCAATCAGTACGGTCCGTGGTAAGCCTAATGCGATCGGCATAGAGGCATTGCGCCGCGGCATGGTAATCAGCCGGGCGGCTGGCTATATGGGGATGCAGGAAGACGATGAATTCGACAGGGAAATAAAGCGGCGCGGTCTCCCGGTCCTGGTGAAGGAAGACCAAACCAAACTTGACGCGGCCATGAACTTCGCGCACAAGTGGATGGAGCTTGGCCAGGTGTTTGAGCGGACCGTGAAGATTTCTGGTATGATGTATCTGGATGATAAGTTTCCGGATATGCCGGAAGAAATTAAGCGGATCATCATCCGGAAATGGTCCGGGTCCCCGGACTTCCTGGAAAAGGGATCCGCAAATTATCTGATTGATCTGGCGGCCTTGTTCTACAACCCGGCAAAGGAAGGCGTCCGGAGCGAGTGGCAAGCGTGGAAAGGGTTCAACGGTGAAAAGGGCAGGAAAGGGGAAATGTTCTGGAATATGGTCCGCTGGACTTTGCTACCGCGGATTGCTTTATGGTCATTAGTGGGCGGCGGGATTGCGGCCGCGGTCGGTCGCCGGAAGAATGATCGGACGAAGTGGGAAGCACTTTACCAGGACGGCCCCAGCGAGCGCGACCGGCGCACATATAACTGCCTGCCAATCATGTGGATTGACGAGGATGAGCGGAAAGCATTGTATCTTCGGTGGCCGTTGGAAGAAAATGAGCGCGTGATAGCGGCTGTTACGGATACGGCTATGCAGGCGGCTCTGACTGGTAAACCTGGCGAGATCCTGCCGGCGCTGACCGATTATGCTGGCCGGCAACTGCCTGGGTTAAATCCCCTGGTGAGCTTGAGCCTGGATTGGGTGCAATATGCCATGGGTGGTAATCCTTTTGTTCAATTTCGCGGGAAAAACGTGTTGACGGATGATGAACAAGTTATTCGCGGTCTGGCTGGCTTGAAAGCCATGGGTAGCCATACGTGGAATTCTACGCTGGGCTCGCTGCTCGGCCGGATCCCGGATGCAGAGCGCTCCGCCGACGCGGCCACAACAAAGGCGGAGAAGTTCTTGCGGGCGCCGGTAATTTCCCAGGTTCTCGGCCGGTGGTTTAAGATCAGCAACGCTGGGTATCGTGAACGGCTGGAGAAAGCCACAAAGCCGATCGAGGAACAAGAAGCCCGTATCCGGATGGACGTGGAACGCGCTGTTGTCAACCTGAAGAAGACTGGCGAGCTTGATATTGACACGAAGACGCGACTAGCCCAGGGGCGCTATCTCCTGGAAACCTATAAGGATGGTTTCCTACCGGTGGAGTTATCGCTTCAGCGCTACTATTTCACGCACTTCATGGGAGAGACCAAGAAAGCCGCACTTTCCTACGCTCCAACGGGAAGCAGGATTTTCCAGCGCCAGCCGACAAAAACACAAAAACTATCCGTCGCCGGGGAAATCATGAGTGATCGGTGAGCGCTGGGATACCTTGATAGCTCGCTGCAAGTGCTCGCGGGCATCAATCAGGTCGTCGGTTATCAAACAGAACCCATTGGCGCGCTGAACGGAACACTTCATTGCTTCCTTGATTATCCCATCTAGATTGTTGTGTAAATCAGTTAATAAACGGTGCATCCTTTGCATTGATTGCCTCTACGCTCTTCCAGGTGTGTGTAACACCAAGCCCCGCTGCCGTTCGTTAAACCTCGGGCATCTTACCGCGTTTTTTATAGAGAGCAACACTCAAGAGACTACCGCCCGGCGCGGGTTTTTCTTCTCAATTTCTAAAACATCTTTTGCATTTATGCGTATCTGCTACGCTTTTGCAAGACCAAGCAAAATTGAACTTGTATATTATAAGGCCTTTTTGGGTGTTTGTTTAATGCGTAGCTGCTTGGCATGGATTATGCTTTATTTGATAGGCATGAAAACAATTATGCAATATGAAGTTGAGTTAGATCGCATCCAGGTGACGCATCGGTTGGGTGAATGCCGGAGATTCGCTAGTAATTTACGGAAGATAGATCGAAGAAATTGGTTAATTAATAAGATCAGTACCATGAAAAACGCGGTTGGGAGAATGCCAGATATAAAGGAGATATGAATCATGAAGACAGGATTAATGAAATTGGCCTGGATACGAGATGCCGGGTATCCCGCGGGAGTGACAGCTCCAGGAGGCTTTAATTGCCCGTGCGGCAAGCATATTCCATGCAAATATGGCCAAGCGGAACACGTGCGGTGTTCCTGCGGGATGGTTTATGACGGTCAGGGATGGATTGTAAAAGTGGAAGAGCAGCCGGTGGCTGGCATATGGACAATCACAAAAGACCTGGTTACGGGACCAGGCCAAAAAGGTAATGCGGTCGGAGTATGCGGGCCAAGTGAATGCACGTTGTCATCCGCTCAAATCAGAGCCCATAAGAAGAGCAGGTTTTTTCAGTTATTCGATGCCGATGAAAACCTCTATTACGAAGGCTATTGTGTGTTGCCTGATGGATTAACAGAAGATGCATTTCACCCGTTGGATAATTTTGGAATGCCCAATGCCGGCGCCACCAGTATCAAATATAGGAATGTTGCTGGATTGATGGAAACATTATAGCAAACCCGCGGCCGGGCGGATCCCGGCCAATCAAGGAGAATAGATCCATGCCAATGACAATAGATTGCACGATCAGCGAAGAAGAAATCAGGCAGGCGGCCGCGGAGCAAGCGGCATCTGACCTGTCCCGACGCCAGGCGGCGGCTGACCAGGAGCCGGACTTCTGGCAGGATGCAGAGGTTATATCGAGCTACAGCCGGGCCCAGGCAATCGAAGATGGGATACTGGTGGATCTTTTCCAGCACCCGACAGCGGAACGGCCGGAGCTGGACGATCTGCGGGCCCTGGTCCTTGAGGCCGGATTCAAGTATCCGATGGCAATGACAAGCGCGGCGTTTTCAAACGCTATCGCGCCTATTGATGGAGAACTGTCGGCTGGTCAAGACGTGAAGGGCCGCTTGTGGGACCTGCTGATGGTATTGAAGGCGGCAATCCAATCGAGTAGGGGCCCAGGCGACCGCATTGATTTCAGTCTCAGCGTGTTGGATGGCCAGCGCCATAACAAGGTTGATCTGTATGCGCTCTGTGGACCGGGCGACACCTGCGAACCGGTCATCACAATCATGCTTCCAGGAGAAGATTAAACCCATGAAAAACCTTGACAAACCAGTCAGAAGGCGAACAATAACAGCGTATGGTCTATCGAGTGGTCGGCGCCTCGTGGTGATACTCGAGCCGGGCGACATTCTTGCCATGCGCGAGGAGCGCCGGCGAACAGTGTACCGGGGTTCCCTGGCTAAAATCTTTTGGGTTTTAGCAAAGTGGGACGCCGCGGACCGCAAACACAAGAAGGATCTGGAACGTGCATTAAAACGGAGAGGAGGCCCATGAGCTCTAAATTTATCATCGGAGTATGGACGGCGCTGGTCTTTTTGATGTGCCTGATTCCACCCTGGGTGCATACCATAAAGATCCGTGATATTGAGAAAGTCGCTCCGGCTGGTTATTACGCTTTCTACATTCAAGTTCCACAATATAATGACTATAGCTCAGTCGAAATTGACTGGCAGCGCCTGCTGCTTCAATTTATTGCCATTACAGCGCTGGCCGGAGGCCTTCTTTTAACCAAGTCCCAATGGCGTGTTTGGAAGATTAATCTTGAAAACAAGCTTTTAGAGAGGCAGCTTGAGCAGTTATCCATCAAGACGAAGATCAACGAATTGAGGGAAGGACCAAGTGAAATCTAAACCGGTTCTTTGTCCTAATTGCGGTACGGCGCTGCCCAAAGACCTGATAACCCACGCCGCGGCCCAATCCTGGGGCAAGCGCGGCGGTGAGGCAGGAAAAGGATCGCCGGCTAAGGCTCGAGCCGCCCGGATCGCCGCGCTGGCTCGCTGGCATCCTCCGGCCGAGCCTCAGAAAGAAAGTTGAAAATAGTTGTTGACAAAATCGCGCCGTTTTGGGATCTTCTAACCATGCAAGTGATACTGCATACCAATTCAGCCCGCCGTGGGGTGTCCGGTCTTCCGGCCTTCCTGGTCGGTGGGTATCACCCGGCCCCCATGCGCGGGCCTTTTTTCCCAATAGTTTAGGAGGATTGATTCCATCCAGAAAAACACCATCCATAGTGGTCCTGCATCATCATTAGTAGACATAAGATATATTTTTAGTTGATTATCAATAAGTTACGCCAAGAAGGCGCGATGATGCAGAAATGCAACATCGCGCCTTCTTTGTTTTTTGTAACAGGAGGGGAAACACAATGGAAAATTTGTGGATTTTTCCTGAACTCAAGAGCATGCGAGGAACGATCGAAAAAATGATCCGGCATGCCGTAGAAAACGCCCAGGGCAACGGTCAATGGGATCACATAGCCGACGATTTGATAGATGCAAAGCTCAAGATCAACGCGGCTATCAGGGTAAAGGAGGCACCGCCATGCAAGAAACTGAAGATGTGCGCGATCGTTGTCCCCGTCATTTAAGGAATGGTGGCCATTGCCGGCATCAATGGATATGCGAAATGACAGCGGATCCGATCAAGCCGCTGATCCCACAACCTGAAAGCTGGTCACAAATTTTTGGACGAATCAAAGCGCTGGCGTTTTTCTTTGGGGCCCACCGTCATAATTGATCATGACCTTGACTTTCAAAAATGATTTTCATCGGCGCCAGGCGCGAGTGAACGCTAAAGATTGGCGACTGACTCAGCGCCAAGTGCGCCGGCTATGGGGACTATTGTGTGGCGAAATGGATTGTCCGGTGTGCGATTACGGCGGACTACATGGTGAAAACAGATATAGGCTCCATAAACTTGGTGGGGCGCTTTTTAATGACGGAGCGCAAATACTATGACTGCCCCCAATAGCCCCTCACTCATTCAAGGTGAAAACCAACAGCTCAAGCTTTTTAATTCTACTGAAATGCCCGACGCGCTTTTTGCCGCTGAAGAGACGGCTGAACAGCGCGAATACACCGGCGCGCGTCTTTTCGCTAAAGATCCGGAGCGATACAAAGCAATCGTAGCGCTAAGCGGTGAAGGGTTGGGTGTCTTACGCATTGCAAAGATTCTGCACGTCAGCCCTCATACCGTTATGGGCGTACGGGAGCGTGAACCTGAATGTGTGGCAATAGAAAAAAGCAGGATAGCTGGATTATCCCGAGAAGCAGCGCGGATGTGTGTCGAGGGAATCCTAGAATTGCTGTGCGATCCAGCCCAACGGAAGAAGATGGGCATCAAGGAACTTGGCATAACCTTCGGCATCCTCGCTGAGAAGCACGAACTGTTATCCGGAGCTCCAACCGCGAGAGTGCAGACAATCGGAGATCCTGCCGCCGTCGGAATCCTTGAGCATATGCAATGGGCGCGCGAAGAGTATGAGCGCCGAATGGGTTTAGGAGCGGAAGAAAAGAGGGAAAGAGCGGAGGAGAAAGGGCAAGGGAGGCAAGCGATCGGGGCTCCTGGGGCTGTTCAGACGGCGACGGCAGAGGGAATGAAGGCTCCTGGAGGCGAACGGGCGACGTCGGCGAACGGTTCGAAGGCGCCCGGAGAAGAAGACCGGCGGCCGGCGAAATGCCCGGGAAGGCGCGTGGTGGCTCTGTTGGAGGCTCATCAAAACAGCGTAGGGCAGACGCCCCACCGGTCAGACGATATGCCCGTAAACATTGAGTTAAAACAGGGTGTTTAAACTGATGTCGGAATAATTATTTTGAGCGATTTGCAAAATATCAAGGCAAGTACATGGCCGATAGTTACTTACGATGCAAAACGGGAAGCGTGATTAGTAGACATAAGTATTCCTATGCGTCGTGACAAAAGGGGAAATGACATGAAGAAATGGATGACATTCTGGAGGCGCAACAGGCGCTTGGGAAGTCCGGCCTGGAGAATTCGCTTGGTGGCGGCAATGGTTTTGATCGGCGCCATCAGGAGCTGAGCGCGCGCGGGAGAGAAGCAGGAAGGGCGGGGGGGGGATCGGCGGCCGCGGCGGGCCCCCTTTAATAACAATCGGTTCACGGCTCACAAAAAATTATTCAAAGGAGGGGTTGAAGGGACGATGAAAATCAACATTTTCAAGTCAATGTTTGGGACACAGCGCGAACGGGAAGAGCTTGAGAGCCTACCGGTTTTCGAGAAGCGGCGCCGGATAGAAAACCCGCACACGTTCCAGGGGACTTCACCGGCCAGCCGCGAACAGAAACGGCGAAGACTTGCGAGGCGGATCACCAGGAGGCATAACAAATGAAAGAGACGGCTGTATTCAACTTGACTGAAGAGGGCGTGGCCGCCGCCCTGGGTTTGACCAGGGAAACCGTGCGACAACTGCGCGCGGATGAACTCTACCTGGACGAGGACTTCATAAACGAAGGCGGCCATGGCATCTGTTATTCGCCTTCCGCGATTGAGAAGCTTCGCCTGATCCTCAAAGAAAGCGCCGCGCCTGGCGCGAAATTGAGAGATATAGCGGTCCTCACCGGTCTTCCTACGTCGGCCGAGCCCAAAAGCCCGGGCCCTTCCGCCAGTGATCATAGGGGAACTGTGGCGGATAGGACGGATGGCGCGGCCACGGTCATCCTGGATGCCGTGGTGACGAAAATTTACGCCCACAACCCGTATTACCTTGAAGCACTTTTGGGCGCCAAGACAATCAACGTCCGGGTGAAAAGCAACGTCAACTTCATCCTTGGTATGGCGCTTCCTATTCGAAACCTGTCCGAAAAAAACCCGCGCCAGTATGACTTCATTGGGCGCTGCCCGCGGGGAAGGGGGAAGTGGTGAAGACAATCAGTGAAGGCAATGGCGATTGGCGGCCTTGGTGGGTTGGATGGAAGATGTGCTGCAAGGAGTGCGGGCAGATCGTTGAACTGGAGGCCGGCGACGAGAACTTGGCTAACTGGATGCCTACAATTGACAATAGCGTGGCTATCCGGTGTGAACGCTGTGGAAATACGATGACACTGAAGGGGGGCCGAAATGCGCATTCGAACAGTAAAACCTGAGTTCTGGAAGGATGAAGAACTGGCAAAATTGACCCCATGGGCGCGGTTGCTGTTCATCGGCCTATGGGGTTTAGCCGACAAGGAAGGTCTCCTGAAGGACGAACCCGGCCGGATCAAGGCCGAGATATTCCCCTACAACAGGATCCGGATGGAGGAACTGCTGGCTGAATTATCAGGGGTGAAAAGATCCGACCAGACTGCAGACCGTGTACACGATCAGCAATCAGGTCCCGAAAAAGCCGACCTGATTGCAAACTGTGTACACGGATCACAATTAGGTGAACGCCCTTTCATTCTTCGTTACGAAGTGAACGGGTTAAAAATGATTTGGGTTCGTACATTCAAAAAACACCAGCGCATTAGCGGCAAAGAAGCCGAAAGCATCAGCATTTTACCAAAGCCACAAACATCAATACCAGAGGCCCCGCCGCCCACATCAGATAAGCCGCCAATAGAGCAACCGGGAAGCACCGGGGAAGCACCCGAGAAGCAACCGGGAAGCACCGGGGAAGCACCCGAGAAGCAACCGGGAAGCACCGGGGAAGCACCCGAGAGCCCAGGAAAGGGAAGGGAAGGGAAAGGAAAGGAGGAAGGAGGGTTGCTCGATCTTCCACCACCGCCGGACGGATTGCTTTCGCAAGTGAATTGGATCAAGAGCATCCGGCAAGAATTCGAGGCCCTGCGCGACGTGGACATAGAAAACGCGCTCGCCGGATGCCCGGACGTTGAACAACGGAAGGCAGGGATGCGCGACTTCGGCCGGGACATGATCGGCGCTCTGGAGGTGCCGCCAATTCCGGTTAAAAAATTGCGCGGTTATCTTTACCGTGCTGAAAAAGACGCCGCCCCCCTGCGCTCCGGGAGTTACGGGAGACAGGCTGCAGGCGTTGAAAATCTCAGCGTGGAAGAACTTGTTGAAAGGGCAAACGAAGCTTTAGCCAGGAAGGGACTTTAATCATGGACGGAAACGAGATCAAGGAACGCTTGAATCAACGGGCGGAGAGCGTTTGCGTCTACTTGTTGCCGACCGGGAAGAAGGACGGCGCCGAATGGGTATGCGGCGACGTAACCGGGACGCCTGGGACAAGTCTGCGAATCCACTTGAGCGGCGCGAAGGTGGGTTATTGGGCGGATTTTCAGGCGGCCGATCAATACCGCGGGCGAAATCTGTTATCGCTCTGGATGGCGGTCCGCAAGATTGAATTTGTTCCGGCCATGAAAGAGGCAATGGACTTTTTGGGGATTAAAGAGGATCGCGGCTGGCGGCGGGTGAGTGGACGGACAATCCCCCTACGCGAAACCGCTCCGGCGGGGCAGACAGACGACGGACGACAGACGACGGACCAGCGAGGAGAAGACCACGCCGTTACCGGCGCGGCTACGAAACCGGGGATAACGGCGCCGGCGGTGAATTTAGATCATGAATATGTACCGTTACGAAAGAGCGGTCCGGTTTTCAAGTGGCTGACTGAGACGCGAAAAATACCCGCGAAAGTCCTGGAGCTCTACCGGATTGGGGAAAGCCGCGAAGGCGATTGCGTTGTATTCCCCAGCTTCACCCAGGAAGGAAAACTGAACAGCCTGAAGTTCAGGAATATCACGGACAAATCCAAGATGTTCGTTCTCCCGAAGGGCGCGCAAAAAATGCTGTTTGGGATCCAGGCGATCAGTCCCGAGCAATGCGACTTGTTCATCAGCGAAGGAGAGATAGACGCAATGACCCTTGCGGCCTATGGCTTTCCGGCGGTTAGTGTTCCATTCGGAGCGAAGTGGCCAGGAGCGGATGGGAAAGACCCGAATACGGAGTGGATCAAGCACGATTACGAGTGGATTGAGAAATTCATCGAGGTCTTTCTGTGCCTGGATGCGGACGAGCCCGGACAGAAGGCAACCGCGGCGCTGATTCCGCGAGTGGGACGGACCCGGTGCAGGATTTTGGACTATCCGGCCGGCATGAAGGATTCAAACGCTTGTCTTGTTGCCGGCATTGAGGGGAAGGATTTCTGGAAGTTAATGAACACGGCCCGCGATCTCGATCCGGAAGAATTACTGAAGCCTTCCGAGATTGAACAGGATATTTGGTTTGAATTTTATCCGGACTTAAACGACAAGGCGCGGCTTGGTGATCCTACGCCCTGGCCGGCGTTGCCTTTCACGTTTAATCCGAGCGAGCTGACGATCTGGCACGGCTACAGTGGGAACGGCAAGACGATCCTGCTGAATCATGTGATGCTGGTTTTCGCCGCGTTGTGCGGGAAAAGTTCTTGTATTGCCAGCTTGGAATTTCCGGCGCGAAAGACATTCAAAAATCTTTGCCGGCAGGCGATGGGACGCGGGCACCCGGCTTCCGCCGAGGAACTTCATAAAGTGATCCGGTGGATGGATAATTATTTTTGGCTTTACGCGCACATCGGCGAGACGACGTTGGAAGATGCGCTCTACGTGTTCCAATACGTTGCGAAGAAATATGGCGTTCAGCATTTCGTCTTGGATTCGCTGATGATGCTGACCGAGATCGGCGGCGAGGAATATGATAAGCAAAAGGAAGTGTGTCTGCGCCTAAAGCAGTTTGCGACCGATTACAACGTCCATATGCACCTGGTAGCGCACAGCAAGAAACCGGACAGCAAGCACGATCCAGACAAATATCCCCCGCGGAAGTATGACATATCGGGATCCGGAAATATTTCGAACGTGGCGGATAACGTGATCTGCGTTTGGCGTAACAAGGAAAAGGAGATTGCCCTGGCGACGGCTGACGATATGGAGAGGGCGGGCGAAAATGCGGATGCAGCGTCCGTACGGAACAAGTTTTTACCCAAAGAGGACGCGCGCTTCATCATCCAGAAGAACCGTGAAACCGGTGAAGAGGTGTGGCGGCGGCTGTGGTTTGACAAAGGCGATGAAGGGAGCTGGCAATATTTCGACGAAAAGACACGGGCGGCCGGCGCCGTGCAGTATTGGAAATGAGTATGGGAGCGGTTTATGAGAAAGCCGGAGAACAGGGACAAGTTCAAGAAGATCATTGCAACCATGACGGAATTCTACGGCAAGCGGGATGCGAAGATGGTTGTGGAGGTATTGGAAGAGGAAGTGGTTAAGGCGAAGGAGTTGGAGGCCCGGCGCGAGCTGAAACGGATGCGGATGAAGGCGGAGGAAGCGATAAACAGTCAAATAGGAGGCCCCCATGATGGATAAACTCAACACGTCGGGTTTGCGGCCCTTGCCCGCAGGAAGGAAACCATGACTGAAAAGAAACGCAACGCGGGCAAGGGTACGCTCGGGCCGTTGGTTCGGTGGTGGAATCATCGGCAGGCGCGGAGGCTGGCGAAGAAGCAAGGACTGGACTTCTTCCACGGATGCGTCTTTGACCACCAACTTTCGTTTGGCGTCTTGACGCACGGCAAGATTGTCGAGGTTCCCATGCGGAGTGGGCGCACGGCATTCTACAAGGCGTTGTGTGTGGACCGCTGGTACATGGGCGGAACTGGACAGCACGACTGGCAATTCGAGTTTCAAGGCTATACACCGAACGAGAAAGATCGCGGGCGGGAAACCGCCGGAAAGGAAGCATGAACATCAAGAACAAGGTCAAGTCGGCGGTTTTCTATACCGTGGAGCGCATGGTTCGGAGATCTTCGGTCTTCCGCGAAACCGAAAGAAAGTTGTTCCAGGCGCAAGCGCGGACGTCGAGGATTGAAAACGAGAACCGCGAACTTGCGGAGCGTACTACCGCAATCGGGCGGCGGTTATGCAACGTGTCCGTGCAGCGCCCGCCCGATCCGAGTGGCAGACGGTTGCGCGTGGTGGTTGAGATTGACGCCATGATTCTGGAGTTTGGATTCATGCACGGCGACGACGCCACGATGATCGAATACATCGGGCGCGACATCGGGGCGCGAGCGGCGCATGAGATTCGTAGAGCCAACTTCCAGCGGTGGGAAGTATAATGCCGAACACCCCGCCGTCAGCCTGAGCGCGGAGCGCGATAGGCTGGACGGGTTGGTTGGGCATTCCGAGTTGGAAGGAGGAGAATAATGACGGTCTGTGGTCAGTACAAAAAGAGTTTTGGAGAGGCTACGCATTGCTGCTTCAATGGGAATCTGAACGATCCGTGTTTTCGCGGGGTGGCGATTCAGAAGATTACAGAACGCACCGACGAATGCGTGACGCTGGACAAAAGCGGACGACTCGCGATTAAACGCAAGGATGGCAAGGATTATGTGGCACTCACGTACCCTGGAATATTAGGAAAGCAGAGGACTACCGGCCACCCGTTCAAGGACGACGGCACGGAGTTGCCCAACACCGGGCGTCAGCCTCGGCTGGCCCAAAAGGAAACATGAGCAGAACCAAAACACATAGCCGGGCCAGCCGTAGAGCTGCACCGGTTTGTTCGCGGTCCCTATTACGCGCCGGCACTGGCTTGATGGGCGCAACCGAAAGCGGCCAGCGCGTGACAGCAGACAACGCGCATTTCCTCCCGCCGGGAAGTGTGGTTCGGTTGGACGGAGGCGGACGCCTGATTCACCTGCATGACGGACTGTGGCTGTACTGCACCGAACACGCATGGTGTTACGACCGCATCGAGCATCACGCGAGCCGACTGCCGGGAACGCTGTGCCACATTCCAGCGAACAAAGACAAGGAGAAACCATGTTGATGTTTTTATGCGGATGTGTTTTCGGTTACATCGTGATGTGGGCGCGGCATATTTATTCGCTTAAGAAACGGGCCGAGCAAATGCGGCAGATCATCGAATTATTACGGCCGTTAAAATTCAAGGCATGATATGACTCGTCGTCTGAGCCGTTGGTTCGGCAGTTTCTTCTACTGGAGAAAAACTATGAGCGAAACTCCAACGATTAAAGTTGTCGGCGGTGTATATGAGGGGCGCGAGGGGCTCATGATAGAACATAAGGACGGTCGCATCGTAATCACCGGGTGGTACGACGGATGTTGTGACCTCGACGTGGAAATCAACATGCCCGTTGAGGAGTTTGTGCGGCTTCTTCATCTACCGAACACCCCGGGTGAGCGGCCCTTGCCCGAAAGGAAACCATGACTACCAGCAAACGCAATGCGGGCAAGGGTACGCTCGGGCCGTTGGTTCGGCCGGTTATGGCCGCAAGACGCGACGCCTCTTGGTTTGCGTGTCCCGGTGTTTCATATAAATATCACGTCTCAACTGGCCGCAATATGGCGGCGTGTAATCCGCGCATGATGCCGTTGGATAAGTATAGCCTGACGCACGTTGATGGGGTAGCTGTGGAGTTACGGTGCCAGCGCAACGGATGCAAACAAGTGTGGCCGAACGCCGCGTTGACGGGCGGCGAAGCCGTACCGTCGAACGGCGTGGTTGGCGGGGAGGTGGACCGATGAAATCATGGGGGTGCTGCGACTACGAAGCCGAATGCGGTTGCATCGTGTTTGCGGAGACGCGAGGCAAAGCGCGGGCCGAAGCCATGCGACACGAAGGCTTCGACTGTTCGGACTGGGCTGACGTGGAAGTCCGCCGCCTGCCCAAACTCGACGGCTTGCGAGACACGCCGTGCGCCTTGTGTTGGACCAAAGATGCACGCATCTACTACGAGGCGGGATGGCGCGGACAAGCCGAAGACCCCGTTTGCGAGGTGTGCGGACTGTACGAGTATGAAGAGTTCCCGGAAAGCCATGTGACGGAAACGGATGATGGAATGATGTGTGCATCGTGTTTGTCTGATTCCGCCAACAAGGTCATATAAGAAAGCGACATGTCACCTAACTATTACAAACGGCGCAGGGCTAAGTTGTTAGAGCGAAGCCGGAAGGGCGTGCTTGCGCGGGAGAGAAAGCGGTTGGCGGCGGTCAGTGAAGCGCGGGAAATAGGGCGGGTGACATTCTCGGGGCCCATGTTTAGAGGGGAGCATGTGGTTCGGTGTCTGGATGTGGGGGATGAGAGCCGGGTTTGGGTTGAGGTGGATGGTCAGGCGCATAGGGCGCGGACCTGGCGCGGGGTGATGAGGGTGGTTTGCAAGCGGATTGGACGGTCTGTTTAACCGGCGGGGCAAGCCCGCCGGGGGCTTCTAGAACAAGGAGAAAGTATCATGATGCAATTCAGGGCAATGACAACTGCGATGAGTTGGAAAGACCGCATCGATTTATTCATGCTTGATCCGGAGAAACGGGAATACGCGGTGGCCACGTTCGAAATGAAAAAGGATTTGGCCGAGTGTTTTGAAGTTCCTCCGGTGATGCACCTGAGCGCGCCGCAAGCTCAAATGTTGATGGATGACCTTTGGAATTGCGGGTTGCGGCCGTCAGAAGGAACGGGGAGCGCCGGGGCGCTGGCGGCCGTACAGGAGCATCTGAAGGACATGCGTAAGATTGTGTTTAACGAACTTGGGATTTCATAAATGCGGGAACGATTACCAGACACAAGAGCATCCATCACGCATAAGGCGGTGATCCTAGCGGAAGAAGATGGCAAGGCGCGGCGGGTGAAGTTTTATTTCACGGTGGGGCTGTTTCCGGAGGGCCCCCCTGCGCCAGGAGAACTACGGGGGGTGCGTAGGCCGGGGGAGATATTTTTGCACATGGACGAGGCGGGCTCCACGCTGGACGGGATGGCGGACACGATTGGGATCCTGATCAGTCTGTGCCTCCAGGAGGGTGTGCCGTTGGCAAAACTGGTAGAGAAGTTGGCGTATCAGCAGTTCAACCCGCAGGGCATGACGGAAAACCCGGAGATGCGGTTTGTGAAGAGCGTGGTGGATTACGTGGTGCGGTGGATGGAGGGGGAGTTTGGGAAAAAGGAGGTAGAAGATGCCGACAAAAATAGAATGGTGCGATGAGGTCTGGAACCCGGTGACCGGGTGCACGCCGATCAGCGAGGGGTGCCAGAACTGCTATGCCAAGAGGATGGCGAAGCGGTTGGCCGGGCGGTTTGGGTATCCCCCCTACGCTCCGGGAGCTACGGGGGGCGGGACCGTCGGCGCCGGGGCGGCTCTGCCGGGCGGGCCGAAGAGCGATCCGTTTCAGGTGACGTTTCATCCGAACCGGCTTGACTTACCGACAAAGTGGAAGAAACCACGGCGGATATTCGTCAATTCGATGGGGGATTTGTTCCACGAGGACGTGCCACGAGAAATACACGAGGAAATATTTGCGCGAATGTGTCTCATGAAATGGCACACATTTATGATTCTCACAAAACGTCCCGAGCGCATGAAGCTGGCATTTGGAGGACGTGTTGTGCCGGCGAACGTGTGGCTGGGCGTGACGGCAGAGAACCAGGCGCGGGCGGATGAACGGATCCCGATTTTGCTGGAGATCCCGGCGGCGGTGCATTTTGTGAGCGTGGAGCCGATGCTGGGGCCGGTGGGTTTGGAACAGTATTTTTTATCGGATGCCGACAAAGCCGCCCATGAAGATCAACTACTGGAACCCATCGAAGGATTTAATTACCGGAAAATACGATGGGTTATCGCGGGGCCGGAGACCGGACCCAGGGCGCGGGAGTGTGAGGGATGGTGGATTCAACATCTGGCGGCGGAATGCAAACAGGCGGGGATTCCGTTCTTCGATAAACGCGGCAGTGCTTTTGTACGACAATGGCCGGAAAAGGCCACGCCGTTACCGGCGCGGCTACGAGGATAAGACAAAATGAAGATCGAGGCGGATTGTAGGTAATATATGAATGGTATAGAAGGACATGCTAGGATACCACCGCCGGGGTGGGAGGATATACGGGCGGAGGCGGCTATATCGGGGACGAAGCCGGAAGTGGCGGCGGATAAGCTGATGCGGATGAGGACGGCGGAGATTGGGGCGGAGCTGGCGGACCCGTTGCATAACGGGTATGAGCCACCGATTTGGCATGTGTGCGACGCGCTCCTGGGTTTTTCATTCTGCTACGATCGGCCGTTTCTCCGGAAATGCCGTAAGGCTCTTGGCGCGCAAGATGGCGTCACGGACCGGGAAGTATGGGACGACTTTTGCGAGCGGATGCGGAAATGCCTGGGGTATGAGCGGCCGGTGAAGGCGTTGTTGATCCTGGGCGGGCACCGCTCGTCAAAATCGGAATATCCTTCGAAGCGGAGCATGATGATGGTGGCGGAGAAGCCCCATGCGCGGATCTGCGCCTTCCACATGAGCGATCCGCGGAGCGTGACGGATCAGCAGCCGCTTTTTTGGAAGTATATGCCGTTGGAATGGCAGACTCAGATTGCGAGTCTGACGGCCTACATCAAATACAAGAAGAAGACCGGATTTTCGGAGAACAGTTTTATCACGCCCAACGGGGCCATGGTGTATTTCCTGAATTACCAGCAGAACAAGGACGTGGCCTTTGAAGGCAAGGAAATGGACCTGGCTTGTCCGGACGAATTAATCCCGGTGGATTGGGTGGAGGATATAATTTTGCGGTTGGCCACCCGCGCCGGCAAGATGATTCCGACCTTTACCCCGAAAAACGGGTATACCCCCACGGTGAAAATGTTTTGCGACAACGCGACGGTCGTGAGAACGATTACGGCGTATTTGTGTCCGCGGGATAATAAGGAAACGGACGAAGCGCGCGCGCTGAACCTGACGCCGGCGCAACTGGCGGAATTATGGCAGGCGGTGGACAAGAAGAGGGCGGCCATGGTGCCGCAATGCGAACCGGAGGATGTGCTCGCATGGCTCGCACCAGACGACGGACCGGAGAAGACCACGCCGTTACCGGCGCGGTTACAGGAGAGGGTGTTTGACCAGGTGCCGCGGGTGATGAAGTGCGTGGATCCACGGAAAGCGGTGGTGTTTTTTAACCCGAGCGATAACCCCTACGGCAATCCGAAGGAAGTCATTGCGGACTTGCGGAAGAAGGCGCGGTGGTATGTCCGCGAGCGGTTCTACGGCATGGCCGAGAAAACCATTTCCGTGATGATCCCAAAATTCAACCGGAAGGTCCACGTTGTTCCAGCCAGCCGGATCCCGGCGGGCGGCAATGGCCGCACCAGCGGGACAAACTACTTTTTTTATGATCCGGCGAGCGATCGGAACAGTTTTATGAGCTGGTTCAAGCGGGTGGGAAAAGATGTGTATCTCTATCGGGAATGGCCGGGGAGGTATGATATTCCGGGCGTCGGGATCCCCGGGCCCTGGGCGATACCCAGCGGGCGCAAGGACGGGTTGAACGATGGGGATCCGGGGGAAGCGCAAAGGCCTTCGTTCGGGTTTGGCAATGCGCGGTACAAGTTTGAGATGGCCAGGTTGGAAAGGTGGACGGACTGGCGGAAGTGGAGGGAAGAAAGAGGACAGAGATCAGAGGTCAGAGGTCAGGATGATTATCCGAAAGACGACGACCTGGCGGAATGGGATGAGCGCAACGGCGCCGAGGAATTAATCACGGCGCGCTTCATTGACAGCCGGGCGGCCAGCTCGCCGCGGATCGAGAACGATATGCCAAAAACATTGTTGACGCTGTTCGACGATTTGAACGTGTTTTTTTTCCTGACACCCGGGAAGGATATTGACACCGGCGTAGGGGAGATCAATTCGGCGCTGGATTACGAGGTGGCGGAGGAAGGTGCAGAGGCAGAAGGCACAAAGGCACAAAGTGAAGATCTAAGATTTTTGAACCCGCCGCATTTCTTTGTTTCAGAAGAGTGCGAGAATTCAATTTATGCGCTGGAGAACTGGATGAATTCCACGGATGGCCAGAACGGGGCATGTAAAGACCCGATTGACCTGATCCGTTATTTTTTCATGGCGGAATGCGAAGACGTGGGGCCGAACGATTACCAGGGCCGCGGCGGCGTGTCATACGGGCGGAATTCGGGCGGCGCGAGCGTGAACGGGGTTTATTACGGACCGCGGCGATTGCCAAGATGAATTACAACAAAGGGAGGAGGCAGCGATGGAATTACCCCAAACGACATTCGTACGGTTGAAAGATATTTGCCTTTGCATTGGAATCACCAAGCACGATCTGGCCAAGGTGATAAAGGCAAAGCTGATCCATCCGGTCAGGTTGCCTGGGAGGAAACGCGGGAAGTATTTACGGCAGGAAATAATGAGGGTGTTTTTGAAAGGAGTCAGTTATGAAGATATGGACATGGTTACGGTCAATGGCTCGGCGCCGAAACGGCTGCGGGGAGCAAAAAAGTAAAATCACGCTGGTCTACATTCAGAGGGCGCCGGTAGTCAGCGCCGAAAAACTACTGGAGATTTTTGCGGTGGATTCGGAAACGCCGTGGCTTCAGGCGGTGTTATCGGTCTTGGCCGGCCGGGAAGAAGTCAAGAAGGAAGAAGCGGCGATTTGCGAGTTGCCGGATGCACAACGAGCCTTCTATGCCGGCGGAGTCCGTGAAATAGCGGACGCGCAAGAGCAGATTCTTGATCTGGTGAAGAAGGGCAACGATCTGAAGAAGGGCAGGGGGTAGGGACGATAGACGACGGAACTAAAATAAAAATCGAAAGGGGGTGAGGGAGCATGACGATGGATGAACGGGCAATTAAGAACGCGGAGCTGGATGTGCAGGAGGCGGCGCTGGTGCAGCAGGAGAAGGCGATTTTGTTGCAGCGGCTGCGGCTGAAGGAGCAGCGGAACAAGTTGGCGGAGGAACCGTCGCAGGACGGGATTCCGGGCTAAAAGTATTGGCCAGCCAAGACAAGCAGATGACGGCCGGGGAGAAATCCCCGGCCGTTTTGTGTTTAGAGGTGAAAAAGGGTGATGATGTCACCGAAAATGTCCAATACGTCCATTTCGCCGAACAGGCCATTGCGCGGCGGGTCGGATCGTGGGATTTTAAGATCACAAAGGGCACTCCTACGCCGAAGCGGCTACGAAGTGCAGGCGAATACTGCCGCGCCAAAAAAACAGGCAGGGAACCTTAATGATGAGGAAAAAACATCATGGCGAAAGCACAAAACACGACAGCGAGTGCGGCGTCCGCAGCCGGAAATGCTGGGATGACAGTCGAAGAACGTCTTGCAGCGGGCAAGAAACCGCCAGTTGGCGATGAAGGCACCGGCCAGGGTGAAGGCGCTGGAGAAGGTGAAGGCACCGGCCAGGGTGAAGGCGCTGGAGAAGGTGAAGGCACCGGCCAGGGTGGAGGCGCTGGAGAAGG